CAGCGCAGTCAAGATAGGTCTTGCCGGAGCGGGTCGCGCCGGTCTTGACATTCCAACGGTGATTGCAGTTGCGCAGATATTCCTGCTGAAATTCAGTCAATGGCACTGTCCACGCCTCCCAGAAGTTCCTTCGCTTTTGCCAGAGCATCTGCGGCGGGGGCTTCCTGTACGGTCTCCTCCCCCAGCATTTTTAGCAGGACGTTGGCTGCTTGCGCATCCCCTCGCTTGGCCCGCTCTGTAATGCCCACCACCACGGCCATCTGATTGTCGATGTCCTCCGGCTTGATCTGGTCCCGGAGCATAGCGTTTACCCGGCGGTGGTCTGTTTCTGGCAGGCTAAGGTAATAATCCGCCGCCTCTCGCATAGCACGCTTGCGGCGGCGTGCCCGGCCAGAGGCGATGCCGCCCAGCTGGGCGATCTCTCTCTGTTCCCTCTCTGTTCGCTGGTCGAAAGGTACCAGATTCTTTTCATTGGGCACGTCACCACCTCTCCGCTCTGAATTTTTGCATAAGAAAACCCCAATACCTTTGCGGTATCGGGGCGAGTTGTTGGCGCACATCCGGCGGGCGTATGCTTTCCCGTTGCGGATTCAGGAGCCTCCGTGGGCGGGGCGAGCTTGGTCAAGGCGGGTAAGGAGGAAATCCCGCCGCTCACCCCGCAAGCTCCTGGCCGGGCATGAGCCGATGCGCCAGGCTGTTGCCGGGGCGGGGCCCGGCGTTGTGGTGCCACGGGCAGGGGTCGGACCTGCGGCCTGCTGCTTACAAGGCAGCCGCTCTGCCAGTTGAGCTACCGTGGCATAGAAGCAGCCCGCAAAACGCAAAACGGAGCCTGTACCTGCGGACAGCACAGGGTTGGGGGAGTGCGTTTTGGAGACTGCGTGAATCGGTTGGCCTTTATGGCTTTGCCGATGATACAATTAAAGCGCTTTTTTCAGCGACATGACAAGGCTATTATGGCGGCTTCAAGGCGTCATCAACAAGAGAAAATAAGTGTTGTATCATCCTGCTTTTCCGTCAAAATCACAAGATGTGGTATCTTCCCAAACCTCAGCGATCGAAATAAACGCCTCCCTCAGCGCCCTTGTTACTGTTCGGGCCTGTGTATATCCAATTTCTACTGCCGCCTGCTCACGGGTCTTACCTTCTACATAACACAGAATAATGCACTTGCTGCGGCGGATAGATGCCTGGTCAGCGTTCAGCAGGTATGCCACATCAATGGCTGCTTTCTGCATTTCCACATACTCACGCTTAAGGGCAGCCAGCTTTTCCTCCGCCTCAACAATAGCCAACACTCCGTTCCCAACCTTGTCGCTGGTTCCGGAATGTCCAAGAGTGGCGGAAACGCTG